GAGTAGATTATGATGCTTTTTGTAAATTAGCTGATTTAAAGGATGATATTGTTAATTTTGTTAATCGAGGAGCTAATCTTTATATTTGTAGTAGAGTTACTGGCAATGGTAAAACTAGTTGGGCAATTAAATTAATGCTTAAGTATTTTGATAATGTTTGGGCTGGCAATGGATTTAGAGTTAGAGGAATGTTTGTTCATGTTCCGACATTAATAAATCAATTAAAGAATTTCGAAAGTCCACTATCTCAAGAATATAAAGATAATTTAATTAATGCTGATTTAGTTATTTGGGATGATATAGCAAGTACTAAATTAAGTGAATATGACCATAGTCAATTATTAAGTTATATTGATCAAAGAGAATTTAAAGATTTATCTAATATATTTACTGGAAATATTATTGGAATAGCTGCTTTGGAAAATAGCGTTGGTATAAGATTAGCAAGTCGACTTTGGAATAATAGTACGGTTATAGAATTTAATGGAAAGGATAGACGGAAATGATACAATTACAGATATTATCAAAAGTTTTAACAACACATGATAATAGTATTATTGAAGATAATCTGCTTTCTAGGGACTATTTTACTGGTTATGAAAATGAATATGATTTCATTGAAGAACATGTTAAGCAATATGGTAATGTGCCTGATGAGGCTACATTTTTAGCTAAGTTTCCAGATACAGAATTAGTAGAAGTAACTGAAAGTGATAAATATTTAGTCGATACTATTAGAGAAGAGAATTTATATTATAGGTCTGTTCCTGTCATTAAAAAGGCTGCAGAATTATTAAAGACCGATTCTAATGAAGCTGCAATGTATATGATCAATGCATTAAAAGACCTACAGCCAAATTATATGCTTGGTGGTATTGATATTGTATCTGATGCAGAAGATAGATATAAACAGTTTTTGGAAAGAAAAGAATCTCAAGATAATTGGTTCTTTACATGTGGCTTTCCTGAATTAGATGATTTGATTCATGGAATTCAAAGAGAAGAAGAGCTATTAGTAATTGTAGCTAGAACTAATCAAGGTAAATCTTGGGTACTTGAAAAGATGTGTACTCATGTATGGCAATTAGGATTTAATGTTGGTTATGTCAGTCCTGAAATGGGAGCATCTAGTATTGGTTACAGATTTGATACTTTACATAAGAATTTTAGTAATAAAGGCTTGATGTGGGGTAAAGAGGATGTTAAAAATGACGAGTATAAGACCTATATTGATTCTTTAAAAGAGCATAAAAACAGATTTATTGTAGCAACCCCAAATGACTTTGATAGAAAAATCACGGTTTCAAAATTAAGAAATTGGATTCAACAATATAAGCTAGATTTAATTGCTATTGATGGTATTACTTATATTACTGATGAGAGATTTAAAAAGGGTGATAGTAAAACAATAACTCTTACAAATATCAGTGAAGATTTAATGAGTTTATCAATGGAAATGAGAGTTCCAATTTTAGTAGTAGTACAAGCAAATAGAGGAGCAGTTCAGCCAGATAATGATGGAACTCCTGAACTTGAAACAATTCGTGATAGCGACGGTATTGCAATGAATGCTAGTAAGGTTCTCAGTATTAAGCAAACAACTGACAGTGTACTTAAAATTGAAGTTAAGAAGCAAAGGTTTGGTGCTGTTGGCGGAAAACTATTATATAATTGGAATATAAACGAAGGCAAATTTGAGTTTATTCCAAGCTATAATGACGCTGAGGCTGCAACTAAAACAAATGATCGAGTTACTAAACTAAAAAATCAATATAAAGATAAAACAAGTGTTTTTTAAAAATAATTGTTTACAAATATTTAATACTTGATATAATATTATTGTGAGTGATGAGTAATTGCTCGGAGGTGTTAGAATGATTAATTATGAAGTTACTTACGGTGATATGATGTTAAAGTTATATAAATATGCTGATGCACAATATAAAACTGCTTTTGAAATTGGTACTGATCTTGCTTGGAAAAAGTTTTATAAAAATGTTAATTCATGCATTGATTATTGGAACAAACAGATCAGCTTACATAATAAAGAGCATTGGCATGATACTTTGTTTAATCAGTGGGATTTAATTGATAAAAATTGGTTTTGGAATCATTATTAAAGAAAGGTAATAAAGCTATGAAAACAAAAGATTGGGCACGTAAAGTTAATCCGGCTGAAGTTGATATCAGCATTCTTAAAGAAACTATATTATGCGATGAAAGAAGTTTAAGACTTAGTACTTGTATGAATATTAGTGATACAAAAGAAGAAATTGAAATATTAAAAGAGTTATTAGAAAAAGCTATTAAAATTCAAGGAAAGGATTAATAAATATGAAAAATATGTCTGATGTTGAAGTTATTATGGAATTAGAAGGCGGCCAGTTATTTATTGAAGATCAGGATGATTGGAATAGACTAAAAGATTTAGCCTATAATTTATCATTTAGTCAGGGCTTTTATGGTAGATTATATACTAATATGATTGATTATGAAGAATGGAACGGTCTTGAATTTCCAATATGTATGTAAATAATGTTGAAATAAATGCTGAAGTATTAGATATTATTAGCGAGTTAAAACAACAATTAACCGCTAATAATATTCTATTATTACAAAAAATAAAAAATACTTCAAAAGATATAATGGTTACTTGTCCATATCATTCAAATGGTCAAGAAAGAAGACCTAGTGCTGGTATAAGAAAAACAGATGGTCAATTTCATTGCTTCGCTTGCGGAGAAGTTCATAGTTTACCAGAGGTAATTAGTTATTGTTTTGGTTATAAAGATGATCTACTTGGTAAATTTGGCTGGCAATGGTTGCTTAAGAATTTCAGTACTGTTAGTGTAGAGGAGAGAAAAGATGTCGATTTGGATTTTAGTAGGAATACCAGTAATAGCAAGTTTACTATCGATAGCTTTGGCAAAAATAATAGCAGACTTACTACTTATGTTACTGAAGAAGAATTAGAAAGGTATAGGTATATTCACCCATATATGTATAAGAGGAAATTAACAGATGAAATTATTGAATTATTTGATATTGGTTATGATAAAGATACTGAAAGCATTACCTTTCCTGTTCGTGATATTAATGGGAATACCTTGTTTATTGCTAGAAGAAGCGTTAACACTAAGTTTTTCAATTATCCACCATTTGCTATTAAGCCATTATACGGACTTTATGAGTTATCTATAAGTGATAAATTAACTAAAGATACTGAATTAATTGTCTGTGAAAGTATGCTTGATGCATTAACTTGTTGGGTATATGGAAAGTATGCAGTTGCATTAAATGGCTTAGGTGATGAATATCAATTTGAACAGTTAAGAAGATTACCTTGCAGAAAGTTAATTTTAGCAACAGATAATGATGATGCTGGAATGTCAGCCAGAACTAAAATTAAGGCAGCAGTACGCAATAAATTAATTACAGAATATCTATTGCCAAAGGGTAAAAAAGATATAAATGAGTTATCGAAAGAAGAATTCGATGCTCTAAAAGAAGTATATTAAATATAAGGAGGTATAAATATGATATTTAATAGCGGAGTTACAAAAGTTAAGGTAGAAGATTCAGACAGAGAAGTATTTAATAATACTCACATGTTATTGTCATTGCTTTTAGATAAGATGGTAAAGGATTATACTATCATTAATTTGAATGACAGAGTTTATAGTAAAGAAGATATTGCTTTAATTAAGCAGTTTACTTATGATATTGCTACTACAACAAAACAATTCACAATTGATGAAAGAGAAAAGGTTGTAGAAGATGCTACTACGACTACTGATTAATGTATTAGCATTATCAAGTCTTATTGCATATATAATGCTAGTGTTTTGGGTAGTAGTTTATATACATATATTATTTAAAAAGACTATCGAAAGGTTAAGGAAATGAGCAAATCTATTATAGTTATTGATACACCTAAAACGTGCTTTGACTGTCAAGGTTATGTTTGCATAGATAATGTTAATTATTGTATTTATACACGCAATATACGCTACATACCTAATAAGCCTACTTGGTGTCCACTAAAAGAATTGCCGAAAGAGTTGGAGGAAGCATATGATAATTTATAAATGCTATGGAATTAAATTTGCTGACAGCGTAGAACTTCATTTTGGTGGTAAAATTGTTGAGCATCGGAAAGTAAAGCCTTCTGAGACTGAATTAGAAGTAGCTATTAAGCTCATAGAGCATTATAAAGCAAATGGCGGATATAATCATTGGCTTAAGCTAAATCGACTTATAGAAGGTTCTAAAGAGCCTTTAAGTAAGTTAGCTACAGAAGAAAGTTATTTAGAGTATTTGAAAAGTTATTATGCAAGAGCTTTAAAAGAACTCGAAAAAATATTAATAGATACACCTTTAAACGAGATGTTTGGAAAGGAGAAATAAATGTTATTTAGATATGCACTATTATATGTTTTTGGACCAATAGGAGTAATTGTCAGCATTATGTTTGTTGTTGGATTAGTTAAAACAGCTATTCATAGTGAACCAGTTACAGATATTGTTGAAGAGACTTTAGAAGAAATTGCAAAGGAGAAAAAGAGATGACCTATTACAGCAAAAGGTACTTAAAGGAAAAGTGGGAACCTTTGAAATGGGATATGGAAATACTCTTAAATAATGATGAAGACCGCATTGATGAAGAAAAGGTTAAGAAGGTAAGAAATGAAATGAACTACTTCATTGATGCTATTAAAAAGGAGATAAACAAATGATACTAATTGATAAAGATAAACTAATACATTCCCTTGAAATTATCCCTTGTAAGGACAGCGAAGAACGAGCAACTGTTAATTGGATTATTGATGAAATTGATGAAAAGCCGAGAGTAAGAGCAATACCTATTGAGTGGCTGAAAAGGTATGAAACTATCAAAGGGCAAGAAGTACGTTTACAAGATGCTATAAACGATTGGGAGAAAGAGAATGAGACTAATTGATGTGGAAAAGGTAGTGCATGAATATTACAAAAATCCTACATATGAACAATTATGTAAGGCGTTTAATGAAGCACCAATAGTAAGAGCAATACCTGTTGATTGGATTAATGAGTGGATGCGAAAAAGTGAGAACACTTATAATCGTGAACAAGTCTATGAAATGTTAAAGGAATGGGAGAAAGAAAATGATTAAGTGTGATAAGTGCGGTGAAAATATGATAGTCGATAGAAGAGTAGTATTGACTTCAATTCCACCTATGTATGAGTGCTATTGCCCTAAGTGTGACAGTCGTAAATACGCATATTGTTCTGAATGTTTAGAAAACGAGAAAATAGATTTTGATGACTATGTTGGTATAGGTTTCAACGCTACAAAAGAACGTTGCAATGCAATTCCTGTTGAGTGGATAGAGAAGTATATATGGAAGGCTGACACACACGAAGAAAAGCGAGCATTAAGAAAAATGTATACTGCTTGGGAGAAAGAAAATGAAAGAAATGGTTTATAGTAATGATAAGAAACGTGAATGGCTCGACCATGACGAATATAAAGGTTATGAATACATAATTATGAGTTTAGGCACGCATCCTACTGCCTATGTCGGTATTCCTGAAGCTGAAGCTAAGGTCATTTTTAAGGAAGAAGATTTAGAAGAATCTGACCGCATTAATGTTCATGGTGGTATCACTTATGAAAATAGTTTTATTCGTGATGAAAATGGAAATAAATATAGTAATGGTAAATGGTGGGTTGGTTGGGATTATGCGCATCTTTATGATTATATAGTTGGCAATGATTATGGCCAGTATCGAAAGAAGTGGACAACAGAAGAAATTTTAGAAGAAGTTAAGTCTGTTGTAAATCAGATTATTGAAATGGGAAAGAAAATGAATAATATTGGAATGAAATATATTACTGTTTATCGTGATGATGACGATACTATAATAGCTCAATTTGAAAAGAAAGACGATGGAAAAATTATTGGTATTACTAGTGTTGGTTATAAAGTAATCGTGGATGGCGAAGAACTATTATCGATGAATGACAAGGAGAAAGAAAATGGGATTGATTGATGCTAATAAAATACCTTATTTGCATCTTGATTTAGAAAATAAGGTTAGATTTGATGATGTAAATATAGCTTTTAAAGATGATATTGATAATATGCCCACAGTAGAAGCAATACCTATTAAATGGATAGAAAAGTGGGTAATCACAACTAATATGGGAGCAGGTAGAACAATAGATAGGCTGTTAGAAGATTGGGAAATAGAAAATGGAACATGCAATATTGATGGTTGATATGCCAGAGAGCATCAATGGTGAAGCACCTTGTAAACATTGTTCATTACACGTTGCTGAATATGATGACTATTACCATCATTATGTTTGCCAAGGCTTAAAAGTAGTTGACGGCGACGAGTGGGAAATCTACAGCAAATGCCCATTAAAGCCGTTAATAAAAGAGCCTATTAATATTCTCGTTGATGACAATGGGAATGAGTGGGAGATAAGAAATGAGTAAAGCAATTCTAGTAACTGAAATGCCGAAAAAATGTATTGATTGCCCTTTGGTATACAAGGAAGACTATTTCATTTATAGGTGTAAAGTGTCAGAAGACCAAGTTGACTCAAATGGCATTTATTTTGATTGCCCATTAAGACCATCCAGCGATTACATTCCTATTGAGTGGATAAAAAAGTGGCAAGCAAATCATACTATAGATGGAACTACAAGAAATCTAGTTGTATTTCATTTGCTATATGATTGGGAGAAAGAAAATGAGTAAGAAAGAGTTAACCCCAAACTATGAAATCATGTTTAAATCGGCTGTAAGTATACTTCAAACAACATATTCGGAATTAAGAAATGTGCAGAGAAAAATATATGAATTTGAACATAGTGGTTGGTTTAATAATGAAGGCTATTATTGTATAACGCATACAGATGATGGCTTTATGGAAGATTTGGCGAAAAAGGAACATTACCTTGCAGAGCAATTACAATATTACATGCAAGAAGTGGAAAGGTTGAGAAAACTGAAATGAGACCAACTAGATGGTACAGTAATCGCCAAGAAAAGAAGGTTGCTAAAGAATTAGGTGGAAAAAAAGTAGCTAATAGTGGAGCAACTGCATTTAATAAAGGTGATGTGATATTAGATGATTGGCTTATAGAATGTAAGACTAAAACTAAGGAAAGTGATTCTTTTACAATTAAAAGAGATTGGATTGTTAAAAATCAAGAAGAAGCTTTCGCAATGAGAAAACCATATGCTGCATTAGCAATAGACTTTGGTGATGGTGATCAATATTATTTAATTAATGAAAAAATTTTTAAAAATTTACTTATAAGCTATTTACATTATTATAATACTTGATATAATATTACTGTGAGCGATGATTGTTCACAGGAGGAACTAGAGGAATGAAAAAAGAATATTATGTAACACACAGCAAATATAAAAATAATAAAAGTTGGGAAAATGCTTTAACGTTTACTTTTGAAGGTAAACTTAAGGATGTTAAACCAGACACATACGGTACATATAATTATTATCATAATGGTCAATTAATTTGGTCAGAAGTTGCACTTGCTGATTTATGGTTAAATTTTGTATCAGACTGTGTAATGGTTAATGTTTATGATTATGATGCTTTATGTGAAAATTATCCAATATATGAAAAATATTCTGATTCTGTTGATCAGTTTGCAAAAAAGGAGTATCATTATTAATGAAAACTAAAGAAGATGTTATTAAGTATTTAGAAGCTGCTTATGAAATAGCAAAAGAAAATGTAGATAATAAGGAACTTAATGAAGACATGCATTATTATCATTTAGGTAAATACACCGCATTTGAAAAAGCCTTAAAGTTATTAAAAAATATGGAGGATTAACTATGAAAACTAGAAAAACAAAAGAACTTAAAATAAAATACGACTGGTATAAAAATTCAACCGCAAAAACATTACACGATGTATATGGTCGTTGGTCAAATAAAAAGCAAGAAGCTTATGAAGATTGCGTTTCATTTATGGAAAGTTTAAATGGACATGATTTAAAAATTATTGGTCATAATTGTGATATGTTTAGTGTTGGCTTTGAATATACAGAAAATGGTTTAAATTATTTTGTATATATTACACCAACAAGAACGGAACAGTTATTACTTAATGATCTGGAGGTTTAATATGATTTGGGTATCATTAAATAAATATGGTGGATTTACTAATTACCATGAAAGCTTTGAATCAGCTTGTATTGATGTAATGATTTCTGAAAATGATTATGGTTATGTTGTTACCGAGCAGACACTTGATTGTATGGAAGATGGTGAAGGTCATGATGGAGTAAAGGTATATTCAGATGGTAGAATTGAAGATACGTTAGTTTATGATTTAGAAGCTATACAGTATTTAGAAGATATGCCAGAAGATTGGACTGACCATGATTCAAAAGAAGCTTGGGTAAGATATTGTAAAGAATATTATTATTGAGGAGTTTATACTCCTTAAATATTTCTCCATAGTGTAATGGTAGCACATCACACTTTGACTGTGACAGTAGTTGTTCAAATCAACTTGGAGAAGCCAATATGTGCTAATAGCTTAATGGTAAAGCGTTGTTGCAACAATTAACGAGTTTAGAGTTGTAGGTTCGAGTCCTACTTAGCACACTATAAAAACACATAACAAACACACAAAGGAGGAAAAAGAAAGAGTTATGGGAAGATTTAATATTAGTGATCTTGAAAATTATGGCGGAAATGGTGGTTCCGGTTTCTTTAGTTTAGCAAATG